AATTATGGCAACAACATACTCAACTAGTTTAAAACTAGCTCTAATTGGCGATGGAGAGCAGTCTGGTATTTGGGGACAAACTACTAATACTAATTTAGGAACTCTTTTAGAGCAGGCTATTACCGGCGTTCAATCAATTGTAATGTCAGATGCCAACTATACACTATCAAACTATAACGGTGTGTCAGACGAAGCTAGAAATGCGGTTTTAGTAGTTAGTGGAACAAATAATGGCGTTCGTGATGTAATTGCGCCGGTAGTCCCAAAACTTTATACAGTTGTAAACAATACCTCTGGCGGATATGCAATTCGTATTATTGGCTCTACGGGTACTGGAGTTAGTATTCCTAATGGTGCAACGGTACTTGTCTACTGTAATGGAACTAATTTTTATTCTGGGTTATCTGGAACAGCGGGGGATTTTAGTGTTGGTGGTACTGGTACAGCTACTAACTTAGTAGCTACAACTAATGTTACTGCTACTTCTTACTTATTAGGCAATAACGCAAATATTACAAATACTCTTTATGTTGCTAATGTGGCCGCTACTTCTATATTTGCGACTAACTCAAACGCAACTACATTTAATGGCACAACTGCAAATGTAACTACAGTTAATACTAGCACTGCTAATGCTGGAACTATTACAATTGGGGGCTTTAATATTACTCAATCTGGCGGTGTACTACAGTTTAAATATGGCAGTACAGTTGTAATGTCTATGGATTCAACTGGAAATCTAATTACTGCGACTAATATAACAGCGTACGGAACACCATAAAGGATAATTTATGACTATTGAAAGCTCTGGAGCATTAGGCTTAAACGGTACTTGTACTGGCGGGTCTTCCGCTAGAAATCAAATTGGTGCCGAGGTAGGTAAAACCGCCGGAACAACTTTATGTATGAATAATGGCTGTTTAAGAACTTTATCTGCCACAGGCAGTGGCACAGCATTAAGTTTTAGTAATTTTTATGGCAAGTCAAACCAATATACTTATACAATAGCGTCAAACCAAACAAACTTCTGCATCCGTGCTGGAGCTGTTTCTGCGGGGTGGAACCAATCATCTAAATTGGTAGTAAATATTAATTCGGGCGTAATTCTTTCCGCAAATGGTACTGGAGCTTTTGGGGCTTATATTCAAGGGTCATTCCCTGGTGGCTTAACTGTAAATAATGCCGGAACTATTGTTGGTGCTGGAGGCGGCGGTGGTAGTGCTGGCCTCTGGTATGCACCGAATTGCTGTTATGGTCCTGGAAACTCAAGCTCTGGAACCAATGGCGGCGGCGCTGGAAAAGGGCTTTATATAAGATCTGCGGTAAGTATTAATAATACTGGAGTTATTGCTGGTGGCGGTGGCGGTGGCGGCGGAGCTGGCGGTGGTGGTAACGGAGCTGGTGGCGGCGGCGGTGGTCGCAGTAGTGCCGCAGTAAATGCTGGAGGGGGTGGCGGCCAGTATGGTGGCGATCAATACTACGGCAGCGGTGGTGGTACTGGCACTTATAATAGTGCTGGTGGTGGCGGTTATGCTGGACACTACTATTATTGCTATGGGCGTTACCAATTCCCTAGTGGTGGAGATGGGGGAGGTTGGGGTTCTGCTGGCGCAAATGGTGCTGGTCAATGTGGCGGCCCCGGATATGGTGGTTCGGGGGGAGCAGCAACTTGCGGTGCTCCAACATATGTTACATGGATTGCCACAGGCACACGGTACGGATCAATTAGTTAAGGGAAATATATGCAATTTTTTCAAGTTAATGACCCCGCAAACAACAAAATGATATTTGTTTGTGATTCACAAGCTACCATTGATGCTGCTCCACAAGCAGCAAAAGACAAATGTATTATTGGCACTGAAGATGATGCAAAAACATTGTTAGAGATAAATCGTGCAGCTTTTTTAGAAGCTAGCCGTGACCTATTTACAACAAATCTACAAACACATGTTGACGAAGGTGTTAGATGGACTATAATTGACTTAAATGCAGAAGAGCAAAATTCTGATAAGGAATATTTTGTATTAAATCCAATAACAGGATTACATAAAGAAGCAATTGGTTTAGACGCAGCAAAAAACGCATTAAAAGAAGCCCAAAATAGTTTTTGTATTCATTACGCTGTAGATCACTATTATATTGAAACGGAATGGCCAACAAACGAAGAACCAGAAATACCACCCCATGCGCTTCCTCCACCAGAACAACCACCACTCCCACCCCCACCAGGATGGGGTGAAAAATAATTTAATTTACATGGAACTTACTAAAAAATGAATGAAAAATCAAATAATATAACTGCAGCACCACTTTTTACTTGCCCAGTTTATATTGTTGAAAACCCAGAGTATTTAGAAGTAACCAGAAAAATTGCTAAAAAATTTATTGATAAAAGAAAAGAAGAGGTAGAGTTAAACCCAAATTATCCGGTCTATATGACTGAAGCCCTTAATCAAGATCCAGAAATGTTAGATTTTTCTAACTATGTTGCGCAAATTGCATGGGAGCTACTAAAAAGTCAAGGGTATTTAATGGAGCCGTTTGGTACATACTTTACAGAAATGTGGTGCCAAGAACATCACAATATGTCTTCAATGGATAGACACATACATGGCAATGGCGCTGTAATGTCCGGGTTTTATTTTTTAGATTGCCCGGAAGATTCGTGTAGAGTATTGTTTCATGACCCAAGGGATGCGAAAGTAATTACAAGCCTACCAGAAGTTGATGTAAATAACCAAACCCATGCTAGTAATATAGTTAATTTTGTCCCAAAAGAAGGATCATTGTATATTACTAATTCTTGGTTGCCGCATTCATTTACAAAAAACCAATCTAAAGACCCAATGCGTTTTATTCATTTTAATATTGCAGTTGAGTTAATTCCACAAAATAACCAAAATACAGAAATTATATAATCTAAAAAACCAAATGTTATTTAAATTTCCACAAAAGAAAATTGTATTAGAATGCTTTACAACTAGACAATCTATTTTAGAAACAGCCCCCGTTACCCCAGCTGTAAAACATTTTCCAAATTGGTGGAAGGCTTTACCAAATTCATATAGAGAAAAAAGTAAACTTTTTGAACCACCGACAATGAAAAGCTGTGCTGGAATGGTTGACTATTATAGAAAATCTATTGTATTACCGCTATGGTCAGATTTGGCAGTGGATATTCAGAAAGATTTAAAAGAATATAGATGGCAGTTTTCTGATGGAAAAAGCGTTGTAAGCTACCACGACATAGATGCTCAAGCAAAAGGATTTATGGCTTCATACGTACATTTAAAAATTATGTCTCCTTGGATTTTTAAGTGTAAAGAGGACATTAATTGGGTGTGGAGCCATCCAGCGTATAACTATCAGGACAGTAACTATGTTGCTTCTCTCCCTGCAATTGTTAGTTATAAACAACAATCTGAAACTAATATAAACATATTAATCTCTAACGAAAAAACACAAAAAATTTTAATCCCCCAAGGCCAGCCTATGGTTTTTATGACTCCTATGTCAGATAGAAAAGTAGAAATTATTAGGCATCTTGTAAGTAAAGAGGAATATGAAAAAATGCTTGCGCCAATCGAACGTATTAGTTTTAGGCATAAGTTCTACAATATAGTTAAAAGAAAAGAACAGTTTAAAGATTGTCCATTTAAAAATCATTTAAGGTAAACAATGACTACTAATCAAATATTTTTTGCAGTGGGAATATGGTTATTTCTAATTGGTGTTAGTTACACTCATATTGGTTGGGATAAAGTAAAGCAATGTTATGGAATGTGGTTTACAAAAGAATACTGGACCGATTACAACACAATTGAATTTGTAAGCTGGTTAGCAAAAGCAATAATAATTATTCCAGGATTAATTTTTGGTATCCAACTATGGTGGTTATATTTTTTAACCCTAGCAACAAGCCTTACATTAATTTGGGCAAGTAATAAAAAATTGCTTCCCACATTGGTTGGTTTTAATACTATGTGGGCGTGGCTTAGCTTAATGGTTTTATCACAGCATATGGTGAAATAATGAGAATTGGCGTTCTCGGTGCGGGTACTGCAAGTATAGTTGCACTTGCACAGATATTACTTAGGCGTTGGGATTTATCTAATATACGCACTAAATTGGCTGTTACTTGTATTCATGACCCAGCAATACCAACATTTGAAGTGGGAGAAAGCCTAAGCCCAACAAACTTTAATGTGTTTAAAGAAGCATTTGATCTTGATTTTAATGTAAAGCTACCTATATTTGATGGTACGCTAAGGTACTACACAAGACAATTCTTTGATAACGAAGAAGATAATTTTTCAATTCATTATCCCATGCCGGGGGCGCATATGAATAGTCAAACATTAAGTAAGCATGGACTTAAAATACTTAATGAAAAATACGACGAATTTCATGAAGTGCACGACAAAATTATTAATGTCAAACAAGAAGAATTTATTGTGATTGTAGAATGTGAAAAAGAAACTCACGAGTTTGACTACATAATAGACTGTCGTGGGACACCAACAGATGACGAACTTAATTCAGATTTATATGAAACAGAAAATTTATTAGAAACTGTAAATTCTGTAATAATTTATCCAGAACAAAAAAAATATTACGAGCCATATACCTCTTCACATTTTCATAAAAATGGGTGGATGTTTGGAGTTCCTCTACTGCATAGAAAGGCATGGGGGTATTTATACAACAATAAAATTACAAGCGAACAAGAGGCAATAGAACACTTTTCCGAGTTAAAAAATATAGATGCTTCAAAGCTAAGAAGATTTTCTTGGAAACCATATTGCCGAAAAAAAGCGATGGAAGGTCGGATTCTATATCTAGGTAATAAACTATACCTATATGAGCCTGCTAATGCCTTTCCATTGTTTTATTACCATACATTAGTAAACCATTTTATTACCCACTTAATAACCTCACCAGTTGACCATTTAAATTTTATTATTAATACTTTTCATAAAGAAAAATCTCATTTTATTAATGATGTAGCTGCTATTGTCTATGTTGGAGACGTGCACAAAATAGATTCTCCTTTTTGGAATTATATGAAACCAAAAGCAAAAAAATGGCTAAAAGAATCTTATACGTGGAACTTATGGCTTAAGCAAGTAAAGAAAACTAATAAAATTGACTGTTTTTTCTTTCAGGGTAGTAGTCTTATGAACGAATATATCAATGGTTTTAAGATTAATCTAGATGAATACTAACAATGAACAAATACCGCATACGGTTTAATAAAACTAGAGGGGAGCCAGGCCGTGGAACCAAGGATCATGTTTGGCGTCTTTTTGACGGGGATAAGGAATATCTAGTAAAACACTTTATAATTAATGCCCCATCAAAAAGCGAACAAGAAGCTAATGGGAATGATTGGAATGTAGTATGTTATGGTAATTTAATATTTGACCGTGAAACATCTACGGCAATTATTAGTGGAGATAGTAATGATTAAAGAAATTATGGACAAAACATTAGATGATGGTTCTGTTGCATGTTGCCATACTATTGAAGTTTATTGTCCAAATTGCAGTCGTGATGTGGACGAATCCGAACTAATCGCTAAAAAATGCGTGGCTTGCGGTTTTGATTTATCTACTCCAGAACAGCACGTAGCTATTATAGTAACTAGTCTATCGTCTGGTGGGCATACTTTTTAAGGAGTAGTTATGTTTATTATTAATTGGATTATGGATAAGCTAGGTTATATACCCAAAATCGGTATGCAAGTTGGTAAAGTTGAAGAAGCTCCTTGGCCTTTTCCTGCACCAAAACCACAACTAAAAAAGAAACCAGTTGCCAAAAAAGCAACTAAAAAGCCAGCAACTAAAAAGGCTAAATAATGTTTGGTATAGATGACATCATCGGCGTTGGGATGAAAATCCTAGATAAAGTTATTCCCGATCCTGCGGCCAAAGCGGAAGCACAAGCAAAATTGCTAGAGTTACAGCAACAAGGCCGACTAGCAGAATTACAAGCAGATTCAGTAGAAGCTCAAGAGCTGACAAAACGGCAAGCATCTGATATGGCATCTGATAGCTGGCTTTCTAAAAATATACGCCCGATGACGCTTATTGCTATTTTAGCTGGATATTTTATTTTTGCTTTTATGTCCGCATTTGATATGGATACCAACACCAAGTATGTAGAACTGCTCGGTCAGTGGGGTATGCTGATTATGTCTTTTTACTTTGGCGGTAGAACGCTAGAGAAGATCATTGATATGAAAGAAAAGAACAAGTGAACAAAGAGCAGCTAAACGCCTCGATTACACTTGTAGCTTGCGCTACTTTAGCCATTATTCTTCTTAGCATGGTTGGTGTTTTACTTATCGGTCTTTTTAACCCAGCCATAGATAACACCAAAATTTTTGAAGCTATTACCCCAGCGTTTCAAACCATTGTAGGTGGCTTTATTGGTTTGATTACAGGGATTAAAATTGGCGCAGATGAATAGTACGCAGCTGCAAGCTCTCGGTATAGAGGAGAAGTGGCTCGCCCCATTAAACGAGGCTTTTGCTAAATATGACATTTCAACACCTCTCCGTCAAGCAGCGTTTATTGGTCAGTGTGCTCATGAATCTAATAATTTTAAAGTGCTGCAAGAAAACCTAAACTACAGCGCAGAAGGGCTAATGAAGACTTGGCCTTCTAGATTCCCAACAAAAGAGATTGCCGACCAGTATGCAAGACAGCCAGCCAAAATTGCTGGTAAGGTATATAACGGGCGCCTTGGAAATACCAGCGAAGAAGAAGCTGCTAAGTATTTAGGCAGGGGTTTAATCCAATTAACTGGCAAGGAAAACTATGAGCGATGTGGAGAAGCTATTGGCGCTGACCTTATTAATCAACCACAGCTTTTGGTTGACCCTCATTATGCTGCTTTGTCTGCGGCCTGGTTCTGGAACAAAAAAGGACTAAATGCCTTAGCAGATAGCCAGGACTATGAGACAATGACAAAGCGTATTAATGGCGGATTAATCGGACTAGATGACCGCAAAGCTAAAATTGCTAAGGCCATCTCTGTATTAGGGTAAACACTAATGTCTACACTTGAAAATTTTATTGGTGTTTATGAAAATGCTTATTCGAAAGAGTATTGCAACTTAATTATTAATCATTTTAATAAAATGCAGTCAAATGGGTTTACGTTAAATCGCCAACAGCTTGGTAGAAAAACAATACAAATAGACGACGATTCTCTGTATGCCCACTCATGCGAAGAAATAAATTTAATGCCGTCGGGAACTTTGCCTGAATTTAATATTATTTTTTGGGAAAAGTATAAACAGTATACAAATAAGTTTTCTGTTTTAGAAGGCTTTGGCAACCATAATAGCTACACTTTTAAAGTCCAAAAGACAAATATTGGTGGTGGGTATCATTCTTGGCATGCTGAATCGTCTCAAAGGGAAGTTTGTAATAGAATACTTGCATGGACAGTTTATTTAAATGATGTTGAAGAAGGGGGAGAAACTGAGTTTCTTTACCAACACGTTAGAATAAAACCAAAACAAGGTACGTTATGTTTTTTCCCAGCGGGATTTACACACACCCATAGGGGGAATCCGCCGTTAAGCAATACTAAATATATCATTACTGGTTGGATTGAATTTTAATTATGCCATTACAAAAACTACAATTTAGACCTGGCCTAAACCGAGAAGGCACTGACTACTCAAACGAGGGTGGTTGGTATGACGGGGACAAGATTCGTTTTCGTTCTGGCTTCCCAGAGAAAATTGGCGGTTGGACTCGCATGGCCACTGCTCAGTTTTTAGGGTATGCCCGGGCATTATGGAATTGGGTTGCGTTAAGTGGCTCAAATTATTTAGGTGTTGGTACCGAGAAAAAATACTATATTGAATATGGTGGTACCTATAATGATATTACTCCAATCACTCATAATTCTAACGCATTAAGTAACGCTTTTAGTATTACTATTGGATCAGACCAAATGACCATAGTTGATGCGGGCTACCAGCCAAACGTTGGGGACTACCTTACTATTTCTGGCGCCTCTACTATCGGTACTAGCAACGTTACAGCCGCAGTTATCAATACAGAGTTTTCAGTTACTTCTTTAGTTAACGCTACAGCATATAAAGTCACGTTATCCGTCACTGCTAATGCTAATGGTACGGGGGGCGGCACTGCTAATATTGCTTACCAACAACCTGTTGGGCTAAACGTATACACAATAGGTACTGGCTGGGGCGCTGGTCCTTGGAGCCGTGGTGGGTGGGGTTCTGGAACTACTGTTGGTATTGGCCAGCAGCTTCGTCTTTGGTCTAATGATAACTACGGACAAGACCTTGTTATTGCTCCTCGAGGCGGAAGTATTTTTTACTGGGATGCAACTAGTGGTTTGGCAACCCGTGCCCAATATTTGAGTACATTATCTACTAATAAAGGATACGACGGAACGTATGTTCCAACTGCTACATACCAAGTATTAGCTTCCGCTATCCAGCGATTTGTAATTGCAATGGGTGCTAACTCCTATTTATTGGGAACGCCAAATACCCCATTTGACCCTATGCTTGTTCGCTGGTCGGATCAAGAAAACCCATATGAATGGGTACCACAAGTTACAAACCAAGCTGGTGAGTTCCGTTTATCTAACGGTTCTTATATTATGCAAGCCCGTGCAACCCGCCAAGAGATTTTAATTTGGACTGATTCTGCATTGTATTCTATGCAATATCTTGGACCTCCCTATGTATGGGGCTTTAATATTTTAATGGATAACATATCTGTTATATCCCCCAATTCTATGATTACGATTAATAACGTAACGTATTGGATGGGTACAGACAAGTTCTATATGTATTCTGGTCGTGTTGAAACGTTACCATGTTCGTTGCGCCAATACATTTTTGATGATATTAACAAAGACCAAGCATTTCAAATATTTTGTGGTGGCAATGAAGGATATAACGAAATATGGTGGTTCTATTGTTCTGGTACTTCAACTACGGTGGATAAATATGTCATTTATAACTATTTGGATCGTGTTTGGTATTACGGCACTATGGCAAGAACTGCTTGGCTTGATTCTGGTATTAGACAATATCCTATGGCAGCAGATTACAATTCTCGCATTTTGTTCCAAGAAAGCGCAGTTGATGACGTGTCTGGCGTAACCCCCGTGCCAATTAATGCTTATGTTCAGTCTTCTGACTTTGATATTGGCGACGGACATAATTTTGGGTTTGTGTGGCGCATATTGCCTGATGTTAACTTTAATGGTTCAAATGTAAATAACCCAGAAGTAACTATGACAGTAAAACCTCGTAGAAACTCAGGCGCTCCGTATGGCACTGCAGATAACCCAACTGTGGTTAGCGCCGATAATTATTCTGCGGCTTCTGTATATAACATACAGCAATTTACTGGTCAGGTATACACCCGCCTTCGTGGCCGCCAACTAGCGTTCCGTATTGAGTCTACTGGATTAGGTACTGCTTGGCAGCTGGGCAGCCCACGCATTGATATTCGTAACGACGGACGTAGATAATGGCTGTAAAGAATATACCTCTAAAATCTACAAAAGCACCCAACATCCCAATTGGGCCAGTGGACTACGACCAGCGCTATATTGACCAGCTTACTAATGCTCTGCGCCTTTACTTTACGGCAATAGATAACTTTACCCAAGCAGCTGCAATACCACTATCTGGAACAACTGCTAATAGACCCGTAGATTCTGTGCAGATACCTATACCAGTAGGGCAGTTTTACTATGACACTACTTTGGATAGACCCATTTGGTGGAATGGTACAGTGTGGAAAAAAGCTGATGGAACTACTGTTTAAATGATAAACTTCGATAAATACGACCTTAAGAGGCAAGTATGAGCCTACAACACATAGCAAAACACCTAGAAACCCAAGGCAGAGGTAATGATACTGTTTTGGTACATATGACCCCCAAGGAAGTTGGTGGTCTACAAGCCCTTGCTAAAGCCCATGGTGGCTCTTTAACACGTAATCCTAGCACAGGACTATACGAGGCCGGCTTTCTAGAGCAGATTCTGCCTATTATTGCTGCTGGTGCGGCTACTTACTTTACTGCTGGTGCGGCTGCTCCTATGCTAATGAGTGCTGGTATGGGTGCTACTTCTGCTGGTATCCTAGCTGGTGCTGGTGCTGGTGCCCTTATTGGTGGTGGTAGTGCCGCCATTCAAGGCGGTGATGTCGGTAAAGCAGCATTAACAGGCGGTGTAGTTGGCGGTATTGGCGGCGGTATTAGTTCTGGTATTGGGGAATTAACTGGCCCTGCTAGTTCTGGTGCTGAAGGCGCTACTAGTGGTTTAAATCCTAATGCTCCTGCTCCTGGTAGTATAAACCCTGCTCCCCCCACCGCCCCTGGAAACCCAAACGTAGCTTTAGGACAATCTACCCAAGTAGGTACAAACGCACTTAGCTTAAACCCAAATACTGGCGCCCCTATTGACCCACTTATGAAGGGCGCACCTGTCCCTGCTGGTGGTTACTCTGGTTTAACTGGCGGTCAAGCTATGCCTGGCCCTAACGTACCTACTAGCACTTTAACACCAACTGCTAACTACATTAATAGCGCTGCTCCTGGCACTAGCGTAATGCCTGGTGTACAAGCCCCTACTGGCGGGACAATACAAACTCCAATGAATGCTGGAGACAGAATCCTTAAGCAACAGGCCGACGCTGTAGCTGCGGCAAAAGCTGATCCAAATTCAAGCTGGTGGTCTAAGCAAACTCCTATTGAAAAAGCTGGATATACAACGGCTGGCGCAGGCATTTTGGCTGCTATTAATAGACAAAACACAGTTCCAGGAACAACAGATACTTCTGATGATGGTAGCTATTTAAAACGGATTTCTCCTAACTTCCGTGCCCAAGAACCAATACAACCAAATCCTTACTACCGTCCTCAATATCCAACATATGCGGCAGA